CACATTGACCCCCGTGACAACGGTGGCTACACTCTTGTCTGTGCCGACCTTGACATAGCCTCTACCGCACCTGTGGTTGAAGTTTATGTAGGGGCTGATGACGCTCACCGAGTGGACTTTGCCGTTGGAACAAAGATTCTCTTAGTGGGTCAGACATGGCGCACCCGCGACACCAACGAACAGCGACTTTCCGTGAACGGATGGTGGCCTTTCGATGAGGTTGAGGCTATGGTAGAAACTACCCAAACCACGTTAGATGCTGACGGTGACGGGTGGGACTGATGGCGATTGCGCTAGGCAATTACGTTCTCCTAACCGTGACAGACGGTGAAGAAGAGATAGGCGGTTCGATAGGGCTTATAGTAAGCATGGGCAAGAAGTATTACCTTGAAAGTATGGGTGATGCAGTCTCTTGGCCTGCTTCTATTACCATAGGTGATGAGGTGGTGTTGGCAGATGAGGATAACCTTGTCCATGTGACAGGCGACCTTTACGGAACAACCGCGAGCAACGTGATGTGTGTAGTGTGAGAATAAGTCCCTCTAGGAATTTTATTAAGAAGGTGAAGAGATGGTGGAAGAGACACTTTTAATGGGTAAAGAAGCGAGAAGGAAACTTTTACAAGGCATTAACAAAGTAGCAGATGCGGTCAAGGGGACACTCGGCCCAAGTGCTAAAACGGTTATAATACAGCAAGAGGATTCATTTCCCCTCATACTTAACGATGGTGTGAGTGTAGCGAGAGCAGTCAATGACCCCGACCCTTATGTGCAGATGGGTATTGACCTGATTAAGCAGGTAGCAGAACAGGCGCAAGGTATTTCCGGTGACGGGACTACTACGGCTACTGTTATTGCTCAGGCTCTATGCAACGAGGGCTTCAAGGAGATAGAAGACGGAAAGGACAGGCTTGAATTGTTTGAAATGATACAGGAGAAGGTAGACGAGATTATTAGAAATATTGAAGGTCACAGCCAACCCTGCGAAACCGTTGATGATGTTTCTTCGGTGGCTAAGATTGCCGCTAACAACGACCAAGAGTTAGGTGATTTGATTGCCGATGTTATGTTAAACATAGGGTCGGAAGGTGCGATTGCTCTCAAGCATGGGAGTGGATTTGAAACCACCTTTGAGATAAAGGATGGGTTAGAGATACAGTCGGGCGCAGCAAGCCCACACTTCTCACAGGAGATGGCAAACGCCAACGTGCTGATTACTACTGACAAGATAAATAACTTTGAAAGTCTTGTTCCGGCATTAGAATTGTCGCTCAAAGAACAGAAAGGGCTGTTGATTGTCTGCGCAGACTACAACGAGTCTGTGCTTCCTAACTTATTAATTAACGTAGTGCAAGGTAAGATAAACGCCTGCCTTGTCAAACTTCCCTCTATGGGTAAGCAACAGGAAGATTGGGCTTACGATATTCGTGCTGTGACAGGCGGCAAGGTCTTCAACAAGACTTTAGGCGACAGTCTTACAACGGTTAAAGAACATGAATTGGGATATGCTACGCTAGTGCAATGCGGCAAGGATTCCTGTGTAGTAGAAACAGACACAGGCATTGACGATGCACACTTAGATGACCTATACCAAAAGGCAGATAACGCAGACCACGATTGGGACAAGCAGACTCTAACACGCAGAATTGCGAGACTGACGAAGGGTGTTGCTTCTATTTATGTGGGGGCGACAACCGAGATTGAGATGCTAGAGAAGAAGGAACGCATTGACGATGCTATTAACGCCGTGAGAGCCGCCATGAGAAACGGTACTATTGCAGGTGGTGGTATACTTCTAAACTACTACGGTATGGATAGCAAGGATGATTTGATTATGAAGGCTTTCTCAGCCCCCATGAGAACCATAGCCGAGAACGCAGGCATTGACCTACCACCGACTATGCACGTTGAGAGAGGCTTAGATGCTAGGACAGGCAAGTTAGATGCTGACTTAGTAGCGGTAGGAATTATAGACCCTGTAGATATTACGATTAACTCTATTAGGAGTGCAGTTTCCATAGCAAAGTTAGTCTTACTAAGTGATGCTTTGGTGGCTCTGCCACAGAGTTAGGTTTATAGGCGGATAGAAGCAGGTGATAATATGACTTGGGGACAAGGAACGACAACCACGAAGAAAACAGTAGCAGAAGCAGCACCAAAGACGCTGTACGACAGAGAGTATTACAGAAACCTATTGACTGCCAAGCAGTCGCAGAAGACTTCACAGGTTCACCGCATGGCTTTGGTAGCCCATGAGAATGCCTGTAAGACAGGTCTTGCTCTCTCATTCCTAAACAATGAGATAGACGCAGGCAAGAAGGTAGCAATTATTGACATAGATAACTCTGCTTCCTCTACTGTAGATTACGTCTACCCTGACAAGGATAACATAATGGTGATTCCTATTCTCGATGAGTCTGATGATTCTGTCTACCACGAAGATAACTCGGTAGACCACCACGCTCTTGTAAACAAGACCAAGTGGTTCATTAACCTACTAGCAGAAGAGATTGAGGAAGCCCCTGACACATGGGGTGGCATTATATTTGACGGCGGTTCTACTTTCCTAAAGTGGTGCGAGTTTGCCATGAGGCAGTCGCTACTTGAGAAGGGTGTCATTGAGAATGAAGATGATTCCTTCAACCAAAAGGAATGGAGAGAGCGCAACCGAATGAACCGTGACGTTCTTGACAGGCTACACGCTCTGCCTGTCGCTAAGATTTACAACACCTTCAACTTGAAGGCCATACAAGAATACATGGATGATGGCACAGGTAAGAAGGTTCTAATGACTACGGGCGAGAGGCCCGATTGGGAGAAGGGGACAATGCGCCGATTCTCTCAGCAGATATTCCTAAGTAGATACATGAAGAAAGCAGACTTAGCCGCAGGTGTCAAGGGTGACAAAAGCCTCAATGAAGGGGAGTGGTGTGTCCGTGCAACGATTGAAGAGATGAAGGGTCAGAAGATGGAGTACGTTGGCTCGACTCACACGGTGTTGTCTGTTGATAACGGTAAGGTCACATGGTTTGGCTTGCCATTCATAACAGATGATGAGGTGAAGAGCGATGCAAGCGACACTACCGAATGATGCTATTACGATTCTTTTAAACAAGGTCAAAAGAACGCAGATGGTTGCGGGCAAGCCGCAAGACCAAGTGTTGTCCTGTGTTTTAGAGGTTATAGATAATAAGGCTTCTGTCACTTCTCTTGTGAAAGACGGTCTAACTTCTGTCAGTAGATTTTCCTGTCTTATTGACAACCCTAAAAAGCAATTGTTTAATGCTGAATTTTACATAACTGACATTAATACTTTCTTGGGTGCGTTGAAATACCACGGCACTAAGTTTACGCTTACACAAGACGGCGACAAACTACGCATTAAGTCTTCTAACAAGCAGACTACTTTGACTGCTTCCCCCGATGCTCTTGCATTTCCACATAACCCTGCGACACTCAAGGAGTGGCACACTACTTCTAAGAACGTTGCTAACAAGTTAGAGCGTAAGTATTTGAGAGGGTCTATTGGTGTCTTTGATTGGAATTACTTAGCAGATGGTGGCGAGAAGATACCCACAAAGTTTAGACTCAAGACAGATGCCGTGACTCTCTACGAAGCGTTGCGGTGCGATTCAATGAACGGTCAGAAGATTAACCGTTATAATTTCTTTTTCGATTGGGAAACAAGTAAGGGGTTTGAAGTAAGAGTCGGCAACGAATTGAAAGGTCAGACTACTAGCCTACTAGACCTACCAAGTGAGGGCGTGGGTGCTTTCAAGATGGATGCCACCTTTGAGGGTGGATTAGAGCAATTGACACAGCACCTACATGGCGAGATTAACCTAAACTTCCTAGATTTCAGTCAGCACGGACAGGGCTACAAACTGATTATAGATTTAGGTGACAACGACTTTGTTTTTCAGTCGTCAATAAAATAAAGGTGAAAAAAGATGGATGAAGGTTGGATGACGTTGATAAGCGACATAGAATATACGATACAAAACATGATTGCGCTTGGTGTAGAGGGCGATGCTGTTTGTGAAGACAGTAAATATAAGGTGTACCTTACTTTAGTAGAGAAGAATAAGCCCAAGCATTACCGTGACCCTGTTTGGTTGAGAAACGCATACATAGAAGAGAACAGGTCTATGGCCGACATAGCAATGGAGTTTGACATAACCCCTGCGGCTGTGAACCAATGGCTTAACAAGCACAACATAGAGACACGGAAGCGTGGTGTACGGTGATTGTCACTAAGGCGCGCGGCAATACTGTCATAGTGCGGGAACGTACCGAAGACGGCAGAAGAAAGGAGACTGTGATTTCTGCTTATAACCCTTATTTTTTTGTAAGCACTTCTGATGCCGACCTTGCC